ATTTATATTTAGAACATTCTCCATTTTCATCTGTAAATGGACTTTGATTAAAATTCATTGTGCCTTTTTCTCCTTCTGTTGGTATATTACATCTTCCTAAACTATGTGAATTAAAACATGCTTCACCGTTACCAGATAAATCTACCCAATAGTCAGGACAATCACCTACAACAGGAGGCCATGTTTCCGATGATGATGCTTTAGATAATGCTAGTCCTATTACGACTAATAATATTATTAGAACAATCAATGCTATGGTTAATATAATTTTTTGAAAATTCATTTCTATATAATATACTTTTAAAAAAAGTATAGCAAAATTTAGAGTGTATAAAAAATTAAATTATATGAATGTATTATAATATGAATAGTACTAAAAGTTCAAACGGAAGAGTTGATATTATTAATAAAACGCAGGCACCTGATCTATCTAATTTATTTGCAATGTATGATAAAATTCCTGCTAATCAATGTGCTACATTTAGGGAACCAACCTTAGGACAATGGGATGAAACACCATTATCTAAAGCTTATTTCTCTAAAGAAAATATTCAAATTGTTCAAAATGGTATTAGAGCTGGTGTATACCAAAAATCAAATGGTCAATATGTTGTTGCTCCTCAGGATTGTGATTCTTTAAAGATTGTTATGAGAAGTGTATTTCTCCAACACGCAGCAAATCAACCACAAAACACTTCTGGACAAATTGAGGAACTAAATAAGATTGTTTTGGATTATTGCATTCATAATGTTTATTCTGAAGCAAAAGGATATATGAAATATTTATATGATGTTAGCACATTAGCAGTTCCATTGTCTACACCAATAGTAGAAACTCAAAAGGATAAAAATAATTATTTAATGCCAAAATGGTTTTAGACAAACGAACAAACTAACATAATAAATATATATATTTTTGTATGAAATAACTAATTACAATAGAAAATACAAATGCTAGTCCGCCCCAGAAACCAGCACCTAGTTGTTGATAATAAATATTAAGACGATTTCCAAAAATTTTGAGTTTGTAAATTAATACATCAAGTATATATCCTATTAAAAATGCTAAAATAGAAAAATAAATTAAATTTGTAAAATTGTTAGGTATAACAAAGCCAAATAAAAAATAAGAAAACAACATTGTTATTACAAGCGCAAATAAAATAGTTATACCAGCATCAAACGCGCTTTTTATAATAGACTGTTTATAAAAATATGATTTTAAAGATGTCACCATATTAAAATTTGTAGACAAATCATTTAAAATAATATCAGACATAAAAGAAACAGCAAAATTTAAGAACGTAAATATAATAACTGATTTATTTACACTCATTATAATTATACATTTTACTTAGAAAAAAATAAAGTAAATTTATAATACCGATTTGCATATAAAGCTAACACAAAGATATAATTCAAATGCTTAAAAGACTATTTGTTAGTTCATGTCCTTTTTTAAAGGGAAAAAATAGAAGATATTGTTATACACAACCTAATTCGGAAGACATAGCCGGGACCCTTATAGCTGAGACATCTAAACAGAAATGCGCTGTTCCAAAAGAATTAATTGAATTTAAGGAATTACAAAAAAAACAAGAAAAAGAATTAAAAAATATTAAAGAACAACTAACAAACCAATTAAACGCAATTGAAAAAATAAAATACTATACAAATGAACAAACATTTATAATTGATTCAATGTCTACTATGCAAAATTGTACATTTATTTTTATATTTTTAACTTTCATTAGATCAATTTTTCATTAAGCCTTCTTTACAATCATCTTCTTTTTAGGTTTGACCTCAATTTCTTCACTAACTTCTAATTGAATATTCGATGCCTTTTTAACAACTTTCTTAGCTCCTCCTGCAACCTTTGTAACTGTTTTCTTCTTTTTTGTATCCCCTTGTTGTGCTTGTTCTCTTTCTTTTTGATATTCTAGATACTCATGTTCAAGAATATCTAATTCTGATAACCACATTTGTTGTATTGTTGTTTCCTTAATACGGTCCAATTCGTCTTGTTTCAATTGATGTTCTTTAAGCAATTTATCTACGTTTTCCTCAGATACTGAATCCATTGGCATTCTTATTAGATACTTGTATTCTTGGTCATCATCAATTGTATCATAATCCTTATCTTGAAGCATACTAGTAATTTCTTGCTTCTTCTTTTTTCTTAGGTCAATTGTTCCGTTTATTAATTCTTGAATATACTTTGCTTTATTTGATAATATAAGAAGTTCTCGTTCCAATGCCTCAATCATAAAGTCTTTTCTATCTTCATAATACTCCAAACGAATATCATAGTAATCATCTATAATCTCTTCAACATTATCATACTTTCTCAACTTGTCTTCTGAGTTAAACAAGTTCATATTTGTAGTTGAACTGGTTGTATACAATTTTAACATTTTCTCTAGACCATTAGCCCCATATTCTCCCTTTCCTGCTTCCAATTCCGCTAATTTGCCTTTCCCAAATGTTATTACAAATTCAACAGTGGTATCTGTATAATTCTCAAACACATCCTTTATTACTGGCGTAATTTTCTTACCCTCCTTGTCTTTATCATTTTGCAAGTCATTCAACAATTCCTTGAAATCTTCTGTCCAATAACCTACTGGTAATTCAGTTACCTTGATTTTGTCTTGTTCCATAACTTCATATTTTCCTTTAAACACAAATTTAGTATCACTGACCTTTTCAGTTTCGCCTGTAAATCCCTCATAATATGGTAAGAACACTATTTTATCACTAACGTTATGTTGTAATTTGTTCTTTAGATAAGCTATAATGTCTCTCGGGTTATAACACATAATTTCAGTGCTGAAACCTGTTCCAATTCCCTTTGAACCATTTACTAAAACCATCGGAATAATAGGAACATAGAATTGCGGTTCTACAGGAGTTCCATCATCATTCAAATACTTCAAAATATTATCATCTTGTTCTGGAAAGAGAATTCTTGCAATCTTTTCTAATCTAGTAAAGATATATCTTGGACTAGAAGCATCTTGGCCTCCCTTAATTCTCGAACCAAACTGTCCTGAAGGAAAGAGCAAGTTAATGTTATTTGAACCAACAAAATTCTGAGCCATTCCAACAATTGCTTTATTCAAACTTTCCTCTCCGTGATGATAACACGAATTCTCTGAAACATATCCAGAAAATTGCGCGACCTTTATTTCTGAAGACAATCTCTTTTTAAACGCACTATATAATATTTTTCTTAAACTGATTTTAAGACCATCCATCAAGTTAGGAATACTTCGGTCACAATCATACTTTGAGAAATGAATTAGCTCCTTATTAATAAACTCTTCATAAGGTATCATTTGTTTACTTGTATCTGCAAAGCTGTCTCTATTGTAAACTGTCTCTAACCATACTTTTCTATCATCAGCTCGCTTTTTATTAAATACCATATCAATAGCATCATCACTCATTTGTCCAGTATGTTCAAAGCCGACAAACTTCTTTTCCTCAAAATACTCTCGGAATTCAGTCTTTGTAGAAGTGCCTAATCCTTTGTAATATTTTATGTTCCAACCCTTCGTTTCATTATTACTTTTCCATTCTTCATATTCACCCTCATTATAGAACTTTAATTCTAAAGGACCCTTTTTTGCTTTTAAAATCGGAGTATTCATAAAGCCAATGAAACCTGGAATATGTGTCAAAGAAGCCCATTCATTTTGGAATAAGTTGATACATAACCCTTTGATATGGGAACCATCTAAATCTTGGTCAGTCATAAATACGACCTTTGAATATCTGAGTGTCTTATGAACTTCATCAATATTTTTATATTCTTTACCTGTCTCTAACCCAAGAATCTTCTTTATCTCTGCGATTTCCTTATTTTCAGACACTTTTTTCACAGCTTCTCCTCTTACGTTCATTACTTTACCTTTCAAAGGATAAACACCAATTGTATTTCTATCTTCAGATGATAAACCGGAAATAACACCGGTTTTTGCTGAATCTCCCTCACAAAAGATAATCATACAATCTTTTGACTTGTCTGTTCCAGCCCAATTAGCATCATCTAGTTTCGGAATACCTCTTATTGATTTACTCTTTGTTCCGTCTGTCTTTTTAGCTGCCTTATTCTCTTTTACTTCAGTGATTGCGCACGCGGCATCCATCACACCCATTTTTGCAACCTTTTCAATAAACTTGTCAGTTACATCACATTTAGAACCGAACTTAGCCATAGGAGTATTCATAAAGTCCTTGGTTTGACTGTCAAACGCAGGATTTTCAATATCACATCTCAAGAACAACACTAATTGTTCTTTAATGCTATTTGGATTAACTTTTACCTTTTTCTTTTTCTCAATATATTCTGATAATTTTCTGGTAATCTGATTAAGAATATATTCGACGTGTTTTCCACCTTTAGATGTATAAATACCATTGACAAAAGACACTTGAATAAATTCATTAGTAGGGGTTAAAGCAACAGCATATTCCCAACGACTATTTGCTTCTTCATAAACACGAGGCGCTACACCTTTTTCACCAATATACAAATTAATATATTGTTCAAAGTTCTTAGTAGTAATAATAGACGAATTATATTTAACCTTAATAGATTTATCAGTTATAGCAGAAATGTCATAAACTCTTTTCTTAAGTAATGCGATTAAATCAGGGGTTAGTCCATTAATTCCTAGTCTCTGATAATCAGGTTTAAATGTAATTTTAGTGTAAGGTTTTGCTTTAGATGCTTTTGTAATTTTAGGAGGACAAATAGTATCAAGATTATCCTTGAATTCCTGAGTATACTTAAGACCACGGATATGGTCTACAGTCTCAATTTGTCCATATGTAGACCATATTAATACAAGTTTGAAACCGAACCCATTCTTACCTCCAACAATCTTTTTTTCTTCTTTGTTATAATTTGTTGAAGTTCTAAGATGCCCAAATATCAATTCAGGAACCCATGTTTTGTATTCAGGATGCTGAACAACATCAATACCATTACCGTCATTAATCATAACAATAGTGCCATCTTCTTGAATAGCAACATCAATATAAGTAACAGGTAACGAGTTATCAACATTTTGTTCAATCTTGGATTGCATTCTTACGACGTGGTCTCTACAATTAACAATACCTTCATCAAATAATTTGAATAGACCAGGAATATAACTAATATTTTTCTCAATAATTTTATCACTTGCTTCATTCATAATCCACATATTTGAATCAACAGTTTCAACAGAACCGATATAAGTATCCGGGTTATCCAGAATATGTTGTTTATCGGTCTTCTGTTGAACGTCAAAGTATAAGGTGTTATCGTCAGTAGCGCTCATTATGTCTCGTATATATACCTTGGACTTTTGTGTTTAAACCGTTTCAATTTTATTTTAAAAATAATTATATAATTTAATATTAATTAGATGTCAACTTACAATAATAATAGATTCACTCCAGGTAACAAAGGCAACTTAAGATTATTTATGAACAAAGCATTTATTAGACAATATTATAGAACATTTACTACATCACAAACGTTTGATAACATTAACAATGCAGATGATATTACAGACGGAGATTTGTGTGGATGTATTCAACAACGAGTTAATTTAATTAAACAAGGATGGAACGACCCTTCACAAACAGAAAATAGACGTATCTCCCAGGCATTGACTGGGAATTTAGGAGGAAAGACTACTTTCGGAAATGCGAACAATCCTGTAACTCTCAATTATCTAGGAGGTTGGGAAGGACAGCCAGGTGGTTCAATTAGACCTCTCAGAAATAAATTTTAGATGCGTTTTTATAAATTATAATAATTATATAATAGTTATAATTTAGACATAATTTAATTAATTTTTCTTTTTTTCTTTATTTATTCTATAATGACTGGTAAAATTCATACTATCGGAACTCGTGCTCAAGTTTGGCATGGAACATCTAAAAAAACATCTGGTGGACTTACAAAGTCTGATTTAATGATGAACAAGGCAGGTCGCATTGTATCTAGAGCTAAACACAACAGCGCTAAAAAGGAAATGCGTCTTTTGAAGTACGGCTATGGCACCCAAAAGGGTAAATTTGGTTTCGTTAAGGTTGGCTCTAAATCTAGAAAGAGTCGTAAGGGCTCTAAGAAAATGAGAGGTGGTATGCCTTCTCTTTCTCCTTCTCAGGCTAACTGGGCTGGCGATGGCATTGATGGCCAAGGTATCACTCAAGGACAAAATGGTGGTCCTGGTGGTCCTTTAACTGCAGCTTTGATGGCTGGTGGTAAACGCAGACGTTCTAGAGGACAAAGCCGTTCTAGAAGACAAGGTAGAGGACAAGGAATGATGGGTGGCACTTCTCAGCCAATGCCTTATCTAAATCCAGCAAATCCTGAAAATCTTGCATTAGGTGCTGCTTCTTAAATTTAAATAATTTAGTAATTTCATAAATTCATAAATTATTTTATTGTCTCTACACTTGTAACTTTTACACTTGTAACCATTCTGAACTAACAAATTTTTCGAATTTTATATATGTTTGTAACTGATTTGTTAAAAACTTCTCAAAAAACTGTTTCGATACAATTGGTAATATCTTTTGTTCTATAACTCCTTTAGCCTTAAAATATAGTTTATAACCTTGATATAATTCATCAAATGAAATTAATTCTGAATTAGGATTTATTCCTGCGATAAAAACATTAGACTTGTATGAATTCAAAAAATCATTTATATCATCTTGTTTATTCCATAAATTGCATTTTATGTTAGTTATGTATTTATTATCAATTACTTCTACTTGCGGAGAAAAATAATGACAAATCATTTTAATCATATTTATATCCGATATTTGTGAATTCTTTTGGTCAGAATTCTTTTGGTCAGAATTCTTTTGGTCAGAATTTTTATATAATGTTACAAATTCATCTATTTCATATTCATCGTCTAAACTATTATCACCTGTAATCACAATATATTTCTCCCAAAAAGACAAAAATGAACTAACATTAGGCAAATATTTACTTGTTACGTTTTTAAAAGTTATATTTCCATTTTCCAATACATTTTCTATTTTTCCAGCCAAAATTGTTTGTAACTGTGTTGAATACACCATATTAGGAATATTAACACTCGTTAAATATAATTTCCATATATAATGCATATTCTTCCAACTTATACTAGTCTCTGAACTAACATTTTCTATACACTGTTCAATAAACCCATCTACAATATTTTCTAATTGTTTGTCTACAAAATATAATACGTAATCCTTTATAACGTCATCCGCTTTAGTCTTCAAATAATTTTCGGAGTTTGTATATTGCTCTGAATAGTGAGATGCTACACAAAGCAAATCAATACCAATATTATTTAAAACATTCTTAACAATATCATATGCCAATGCGTTTGAACCCTCATTCGTTTTTATTAGACGATATGATGATATTTTATGACTGTCGTGATATTTTGTAATAAAGTTGCTCATAATTGAATTACCAGTAGTAACGTACCCTATAGAATCAATCATTGTAATCAGCTTTTTCGTATTTGAACTAACAAAATAAAGTAAATTATCCGTATTCTTCTTTAATAAACAATCGCCTATAATAGTTAAAAAATACTTGGCTTCGGTTTTTGTTTGAAATACCGTTTGCAAAAATCCCAACACATTTTGAATTGTATACGTTTCTGGTATAGACTTAAGCAATGAACGCTCTTTAATCCTTTTAACAATAGTTTGTTTTGTTTTATGTTTCCATTGTATCAATTTGCCTTCATCTGTAATAGTAGATAGTAAATGATGGTGAATATCGTCGTCTTTAACTATTCTGTATGTTTTCCCGTCATATTCGTAATAAATGTTGTTGTAAGGCATATAAAAATATTGATGCTTTGATAAAAAAACTTTATGAAAATTGTCCTGTTCAAATGTTAGTTCATTGAACCGTGAAACACGCTCATCATAACGCTTGTTTTCTTGGTCTAACATATTAGGTAAATTTAACAAATGGGTTTCTAACCGGCTTGTCATATACGGGCTATCTTTATATTTTATGAACATATCATTTATAGTCGTTGCTATTTGAGTAATCTTCTCTGTATTATTTAGGTCCATTATAAATACTTTTATCTTAGTCTTTAAGTTACTTTTTTATATATTCTTTTACAAGTTATAAATAATA